CCGGCGGCTTAACCCGTCGTTGCAGCGGGACCTCGCCCGGCTCTGCAGTTGTTGCTCGGTGCGCTCAGCGGGCTCGGCCCCTGAACTCTGCGTTAGCCCTCATGCCCACTGGCAAGGCTGTCGTACACGTTGTCCCAGAACATCCGGTCGCCAACGTGCAGCAGGAATCCCTCGTTCATTGGGTCGCCGCCGGTGCTCACGATGTGCGCCGCGCAGGTCCACGCCTTCGCGGTATCAACGTCATCAGGCGTGCAACGCTCGATCTTCTCCAGCGCCAGCAGGTGCGGGCACTCGCGCGTGTTCACGCCCTTGCAGCACGTCAGGTGGTTGTCCTTCACTGGCACCGGAGCTTGCATGCTGCACTGCTGGTGCGTCTGCGGCAGGGCCTTCTCGCGCTCGGCCTTGAACAACATCACCATGCGCGGCACCTCGTCGGCCATCGTCTTGGCGTCGTACATGAAGCGCGTCTTGCGCCACTCGTTGCCGGCCGCGCGCCGCTCGTCACTGTGCCGGTTCACGGCAACGTGCCATTCGTGGCTCAGCGGGTACTTCAACCGTTCCATGCTTTCTCCACCACGGGCTAACCCGTCGTTGCAGTGGGACCTCGCCCGGCACTGCAGTTGTTGCTCGATGCGTTCAGCGGGCTCGGCCCCTGAACTCTGCGTTAGCCGGCAAGGTGCGTTGCCGCCGTATAGCTCAACCATAGCGGCCAGAACAGCGCCTTCGGCAGCCCGTCGGTTGCGCTCGACGGCGTGAGTGCGCACCACTTCCTACCCTCTTGATCGCCCTCGCGCTCGGCCATGCACTGCGCCCGCTGAGCAGCGCTTGCGCGCTCGCTCTGCAGTGTGGCCGGGCCAAAGCACAGCACGATGCCGGCCACGTAAGCCGCAGCCAAAAGGGCAATCTTTCGTTCAGTGTTCATCTTCGTTCCGTTCGGCGGCCGGCTAACCCGTCGCTCAAGGCGATGCCACACGGCGGGTTGCCGTGGCTCGCTTCGGTCACGTCAGCAGCGCCGAAAAATCGCCTTCGCTCATAGCAGGCACGCGCGGCAGCGCGTCGGTTCTTCGTCGAACAGATCGCGGTTCAGTTCCGTGTTTCTCGGAACGTCGCCGCGCTCGAAGCGCTGGCGCAAGTCCACCAGCCGCACCGGCCAGGTGTCCCGCGCCGGGCTGCGGAACGTGTGGCCGTGCTTGGCTTCGACTTCCTCGCCTTGCTCCCACACGGCCGGGTATCGGTGCCACAACTCCCACCAATCCGGCAGGCTCTGGTCATAACACCACGCGCAGTCCGTGCGCTTCGGCACCGTCACCCCGCGGTGGTGCAGGTAGTTCTTTACGTCGGCCAAGCCCCAGCCCCATTCGCGCAGCGGGTATGCCTGCGGCACCTTGTCGCCGAACAGGCCGCGCCGCTCGGGCTCGTCAGCGCGCAGGCCCACATAGGCCACGCACGGCGCGTGCTTCGCGTAGAAAGCCAGCGCCGGCTGAATCTTGAGCATGCGCGTGCACCAGCGCGCCGCGTGGCTTGGCAGCATCTGCTGGGCGTCGATCAGTCCGCCCAGGCCGAGCGGGTGCTCCAGCCTCTCAAGCGGGCGGCCCAGCAGTTCGCCCAAGGTCTCCCAATGGTCGTGCACCTCGGGCAGTTCGTTGCGGGTCGGCGTGCACACGTAGCGCCACGGCACGTCCGGTTGCAGCTCGGCCAGCCGCAGCGCCATCGCCGTGCTGTCCTTCCCGCCGCTCACCCACACCACCCGCGTGACGGCTAACACGTCGTTGCACCGGACATTGGCCGGCGTGGCTTCAGTTGTCACTCGTTGCTCCGTTGCGGCCAATGCCGGTGAACTTTGCGTTAGGCCCCACGGGCGCCCGCTGCGCGTTGCAGGTTCGGTTCTGCGTCCTTGGCCAGCGCGCGAGCCGTGCGGCTGCCTCCGTGCTTGTCGTTTGCGAAGTAGCGCGACAGGTAGCTTCGCGACTTCGACTTCGGAACATAGGCGCGGGCCTGCCAGCCCTTGATGCGGCCGCTCGGGTCTCGAATGGGTTGCACGGGCATGGTGTGGGCTCCTTCAGTCCCAGCGGTCGAGGCGGATGTGCGACGGGCGGCCGTCGATCCATGCGCGCAGCTCGATGTCCCAGGTCGCGCCTTCCTGCAGCATCAAGCCGGAGGCCTGCGCAACGGATCGGTGGATCAGTTCGAGGCGCCCTTCGTTGGAGTGGCGCTCGATCACCGATGCGATTCCGTGCAGCTCGGAACGCATGAAAGCCGGGAACAGGCAGAGGCCCGGGTTCTTGCTCTCGTGGGCGTCCTCGATCACGAGGAAGGCTCCGCGGCCTGGTGCTTCGCGGCGGTGGATCAGCGTCCAGAGGTCAGGCCGCAGGGTCACGCCGAGGACGGTGGACCAGAGTCCAGCCGTGAGGCCGAATTGCTCGGCCGTGGCGGGCGGGCGGTTCCAGAAGTACCACGAAAACGGGTTGCGGTTGGACTTCAGGTCCCAGAGCAGGAGCGGTTCGGAGTTGGGGACGCCTTCGGTCACGAGAGAGGAGAAGGGGCCGGAGGTCGGAACCCGCACCTGCAGCTGCTTGCATTGCGGGAGGATGGTCCGCAGGAACTTCTCCCACGTCATCGTGCGCGGAGAGGTCGAGGGCTCGGTGGCCTGCTTCTGGCGCAAGTGCGAGAAGGGTCCGCGCTTCAGGAGCACAGAGCCGGGCGCGGGTTCTCCGCTCTGCTTCCAGAGGAATCGGTTCGGGTCGATGTCGGACAGAAGGGCGAAGCGGCGAAACAGAGAGGAGCGCGCGTCGAGGGCGTCGATCAGGCGTTCGGCCTTGTCGATGGTGGCGTTCTCGGGTGCCGTCGTCGGGCGGCGGTAGCGCGTCGGGTTCATCTTCAGGTCGAAGCGTTCGCGCGCGCGTTCGAGCGTGTAGCCGGCGGCCAGGTCGTCGAGGAGCGTGCCGATCATGGTCGACCGGGGATGCAGGAAGCCTTCTGGCGCGGAGTAGATCGCGCGCCACGTGAGGTTGTCGCGGCGGATGTTGTCGCTCGCGGTTTCGAGCGTGCAGGCCAGCGTGTGCAGCCATTCGGCCGGGCCGATCACGTTCGCGGCCTTCCAGTCGTCGCGCTCGCGCAGCATGGCCACGGCGAGGTCGAGGTGTTCGCGCGCGTAGGTCTTCAGGGCGTTCCGGACCGATGCGAAGCCGGTCACGCGCTCGGCGGCCCATTGGTGCGGCTCGCGCGTCCTGTCGGTGAAGGCCGGGAAGTTCTGAGGCCGGAGGGCGTGAAGGTGGCGCCACGGTCCGGTGATGGGTTGGCCCCAGACATCGAGGCGCGTCGTCCACGGGCGGACGATCTTGGCGCGCGCGACGCGTTCGTAGAGCTTGGAGAAGGGGTCGGCGTATTCCGTCCCGTGCGGCCAGTGGCGAGCCCAGAAGGCGGGCACGATGTCGCCCCATTGGTCGATGGTGGCCAGGTGGCCGAATTGCTCGATGAAGCGGCGGCAGGCGTGGCAGTTGTGGAACTGGCGGCGATGCGTCGGGAAGGCGCGGAGGTAGGTCTTCCAGAGGTCTTTCGCGTCGGTCTCGAACAGGGTCGCGCCGTGGTTGTAGAGGCGGGCGGTCAGCGTCTGCGAGAAGGCCTCGACGATGTCGCGATAGGCCAGGTCCCGGTCGTTGCCGTCGGTCAGTGCCGAGAGGGTGGCGGGTTGGCTCGCGACGTGGACGTGCCCGGCTTGGGTTGCGTCTGCGTTCATGGTGTGCGGTGCTCAGGTGTTGGCGTCGACGAAGGCGTCGGTGGCGTCCTTCGGCTTCGGGGTCTCGGCGGGCGGCGCGGGCATCTTGCCGGCCAGGTCTTCGCCTTCGGGCTCGGGGCCGTGGAGTTCGATGAGGACGTCGTGTTGCACGAGCTGGCCCAGCTTGCCGAGGACCTTCTCCGACAGTTCAGCGGACGAGGAGACCGAGAAGGAAACGACGACGGTCCCGCCTTCCTTGGGCTCGATCTGGAACTTCCCAACCTTGCACTCGGCGAGGACGATGTTCGAGCGGCCGCCGAGTCCGCGGTCGATGGTCAGCGTGTGGCCGGTGTGCTCGGCGTCCCAGCGCAGCGGCGCGGCCAGCTTCGGGAAGCGCAGGTTCGGCGCGTCGGATTGCGCCATGCCTTCGAGGGCCGGTTGCGGATCCTGGCCGGCGGCGCGGTGATAGAGGGCGGTCTTCAGCCACCCGTCGAAGGCGGTCAGGATGTCGTTCGGCGTCTCGATCTGCAGGCGCACGTCGACGGCGGGCACGAGGTCTTGCGGGCCGTGGCGTTCGCTGCGCAGGTTGACCGATGCCACCTTGGCACGGGTCAGGGTTTCGAGTTCAAAGGGCATGCGGTTCACTCCTTGGCGGTGGTTGTAGAAGTAGGCCGGCCGGTTGCCCGGCGCGCGCGGGGAAGGGGAGGACAGACAAGGGAGGAGACATGTCCCGCGCGCTGAGGTCGGCCTTGGAAAGTCAGGCGTTCGTGGTCTCGTACAGCTCGCTCATCGCGCCAACGTGGCTCACCAGCTGGCGGCAGATCGCGCGCCATTGCGTCTCGGTGAACAGCGCAGCGCGGCCATCGGTGCGGGCCGGGCGGATGTGCAGCACGTCGGCCAGGAAGGCCGCGGTCATCGTGATGCCAAGCCGGCCGCAAATGTCGCCGAGCTTGAGCGTCGCGGGTTCATCGGCCAGCGCTTCCGCTGCCGCCTTGACGAGTGCAGCGCCGGCAGGCGTCGCCAGCATCTGCCGATCTTCGGGCCGGCACGCCTGGACGGCCACAGTCGGCGCCGCAGCCTTCGCCGCCGCGTCCGCCGCCGCACGCGCAGCGGCTTCCTCGGCCTGCCGGCGCTGATCGGCCTTGCGCGCCTCGGCTTCCTTGTGCGTTGCGATGCGCGAGCGCACCATAGCCAGGAAGTCGTCGGCCGCCTTGTGCACCACTTGGCCCAGGTCCGCGAACAGGAACTCGAAGCCTTCGGCCTCGGTCTTGAAGGCGGCCATGTTGGCGCGGATCGCTCGCGCGTCAGCGTCGGCCGCGATCTTGGCGACGGTCAGCGTCTGGTCGAGCTTGTCCTGCATCGAAGCGAAGGACTTCAGGCCCTTGATGGAGCCGGCGAAGTCGGCCATCGCCAGCGGCAGCCGCATTGGTGCAATCTCGGCGTTCAGCGTGGCGACGTGCGCGTCGAGCGCTGCGCGCGCTTTGCTGACGGCTTCTTCCTTGACTTCGGTCTTTCGGCGCGCCACCAGCTTGTCGAGGTCCAGGCGCACCGTGCGCGCTTCGGCGCCGATGTCGTCCAGCGCCTTGAATAGCGCGTCGATGTCGGCCGTCTGGCTGAGTGCGTGCTCCTTGGCGGCCTTCAGGCGCTGCTCCACGTCGGCGCACCACTTCACGGCCTTTTCGGCGTCGGCGAAGTCTTGGTCGGTGCGCAGCGTGCGGTTCACCGAGCGGATGGCGCCCAGCGCTGTCTGCTTGAACTCGGCCAGGTTCGACGCGGTGACCGCGCCGGTAACCTCGATGCGCAGCGCCGGCAGCGTGTCGGGCGCCTTGCCAACCGGGGCCGGGTCGGCGGCCTCGGGCGGGACGTAAGCGGCCAAGTCCCGCTCGAACTGCGCCCAGCCGGCGAGGATCTGGCCGCGCAGTTCGTCGTCGGGGTAGTACCAGCACGAGAAGTGCTCGACAAGTTCGCCGCTTGCGGCCCACTCGCTGGCCACGAATAGAACGCGGCTGGCGCCGCTGACGTGCAGCTGCTGCTCCATCTGCACGCGGTGGTGGATCGGAAGGTGCTGGCCCGGGAAGGTGTCGTCGCCGCCGACAAGGGAGTTGATCGTGTCGAACGCGGTGCGCAGTTCGGCGTTGAGCGCCTTGTGCTCGAAGGCCTCGCTCTCGTCCAGTGTCAGGCCGTCGAAGCTGGCCGACAGGCGGCCCAGGCTGCCCGTCACCGGGTAGAGGTCGTCGCCGATGATCTTCTCGGCCAGCGGTCGGGCCAGCGCCTCGGCGCGGTGGCCGTTGTCGAAACGCTTCTGCGTGGCGATGTCCACTTCGGCCGCCACGCCGGTGTGCATCTCGCGCAGCAGCTGCGCCCGGGTCTTGTACGGGCTGCAGCCCATCATGGCCGGCGCGTCGCTGGCGTTGAAGTGCTGGGCGCGGTAGGCAAGCCACTCGGGGCTGCCTTGAATGAGGTCGTGCACCTTCATTGCGCGGCTCCTTCAGCGGCGTCCATCTCGGCGACGAACGGGTCGACGGGTTCGGCCGGCGCCGCTTTCAGCGACAGGACCTGCGCCTTCTGCTCCTCGCTGAAGGTCGCCTTCGTGGACAGCATGGCCAGCAGGTCGCCGGGCGTCTTCTTGCCCGCCTCGACCAGGCCGCGCCAGGCCGGCAGGTTCTTCTCGAACGCCTCGGCGGAGTAGGGCGTGAGCTCGGGGCGAGCGGGCGGCGTCGGCTCCACCACACCGACCACTGGCGGCAGATCGATGTCGTCGAGCTCGTCCGTGGTGTAAACGCCCATGATCGCGCCCGGAGCAAAGGCGCGTGCCCAGTTCTTGATCTGCAGGTAGCCCATCTGCTGGCGCGGGTTCACCTTCCAGAGCGGGCTGTTCTTCGTGGTGACGGTGTTGATCGACAGCCACTCGCCCCAGCGGACTTGCGACTCGCCGCGCAGCACACAACCGGCCCGGCACTCCAGCGCCTGCCCTTCACCGCGGTACTCGTAGTGCGGGGCGCCGCGGATGGCGCCGCTGTTCTGCAGCACGGCGTTGACCAACTGGGCTTCGTACCCGAGGCGACCGTTCACGAGGTGCGTCTTCTGCGCCACCGCGAACGGGTCCATGTTCCACAGCATCGCCTGGATGCAGATGGCCATGCAGTCGCCCATGTTGCCGCGCAAGTGGTCGGGGACCGTGACGCGGCCCTCGGCCATGCGCACCGCAATCCGCTCGATGCGGTCGAGGCTGTCGCCCATCATCAGGTCGTGAGGGCTGAAGGTGCGCTGCATCAGGCGATCGAAGTCGCTGGTGGCGTGCGTGGTCGCGCCGCCGATGGCGCGCTGCTGTTCTTGAGTTGCGTTCACAGTGGACCCTTCGGAAAAGCACCGAGCCATGCCCGGCGGATTGCGTGCCGCCACGGCATGCCGCAGCGGAGGTGAAAGCGGAGGAGGCGGATGAATGAGGTCACTTGATCGGCCTCACCGAGAGGCGTCGAACGTTGTCCTGCAGGGCGTCGAGGACGATCAGCACGGCGTCGCACGTGCTGAGCGCGAGGACGCGCAGGGTCCCGCGGGAGCCGTCGGCGAGGAGGTAGCGCGCGAGGAAGGCGGCGCGGATCACGACTTCGCCTCGGTTGTTGGTCAGGATGTCGGAGCGGGCGCGGTTGATCTTGTCGGCCAGCTCGCGAGCCTCGGTGACGAGGTCGAGGAGAAGGGTCGAGTCTTGGAAGTCGGCCTCCTTGTTCGCGGCGACGAGGTCTTCGACCGTGAAGCGAGCGGAGTCGCGCGCCTGGGTGAGTGCTTCTGTGAGCTTGTTCGGCATGTAGGCCTCCGGTGTCTGTGGAGGCAATTATTAGCAGCGCGCTAAGCCGTGTCAATAGCCCATCGCTAAGCAGTTGACGCAGCGGACTCAGCGCAGGAGGGAGGCCAGGGCGGTGACGATGGCGCACGCGGCGCACTTCTTCGACCGTTCGCATCGGAACATTGCACAGCCATCCGCTCAGTTCGTGGCGTAGCGCTTGGCTGTTGACTACGCTTAGCAATGCGCTAAGATACTGACCCATGAACCTCTCCGATTACGTGAAGGCCGAGCGCGGCAGGGGCGCGGCCGTGGCCGCGTTTGTCGGGGTGCACCCGGTCATGGTTTCGCAGTGGGCGTCCGGCATCAAGGCCGTGCCTGCTGAGCGATGCGCCGACGTTGAAGCGGCCACGGCTGGGGCTGTCACCCGGCGAGAGTTGCGCCCCGAAGACTGGCACCGCATCTGGCCGGAGCTGGTGACCGATGAGCACCCTGCGCCTGAAGAAAGGGCCGCGTGAGTCTCGAAGTCCAGCGGATCGGCTCCGCGGTGCTCTATCTCGGCGACGCGCTCGAATGTCTCGACGCGCTGGGTCCCGGTCGTGTCGACGCGGTGATGACTGATCCGCCTTACAGCTCCGGCGGCGCCTTTCGTGGCGATCGCACGTTGGGGACGAAGGCGAAGTACATGAACAGCGATAGCGGGAACCTGGCGAAGCTCGCCGAGTTCACCGGCGACACGCGGGACCAGCGGTCGTTCACGTTCTGGTGCGGGCTGTGGTCGTCGGCCTGCCTGCGCGTCGCGAAGCTCGGCGCGCCTGGCCTGTTCTTCACCGATTGGCGGCAGCTGCCCGCGACGACCGACTACTTCCAGGCCGGCGGCTGGATCTGGCGCGGCGTGGTGCCGTGGGTCAAGCGCACGGCTCGGCCTCAGATGGGGCGGTTCATGTCTCAGTGCGAATTCGTGGTCTGGGGCAGTGCGGGGCCGATGCCGTTCGAGCGTGGCGTCGGCTGCCTGCCGGGGTTCTTCGACTATGCGTCGCCCCAGGATCGGGAGCACGTCACGCAGAAGCCGGTCGACTTGATGGCCGACATGATGCGCATCGTCGAGCCGGGCGGCGTGGTGCTGGATCCCTTCATGGGGGCGGGGACGACGGGCGTCGCGGCGGTGGCCAGCGGTCGGAGCTTTATCGGCTGCGAGCTGATGCGGGAGCATTTCGACACGGCTTGCAAGCGGCTCGAAGCGGCGCAGGCTCAAGGCGTGCTGCAGCTTGGGGATTTTGGAATCGTTTCCGCGCAGCTCTCGATCGACGAGGTCGCGTCATGAGTGCCGAAGGCGTTCGGCCGGCGCCGTTGGTCGGACCTGAGGTCGACTTGAAGGACTTCGCCTTTTTGCCGCTCGACGTGGTGCGGCTGCGCGACTCCGGGCTGACCGCGAAGGCCAGCGGCGAGGAGTTCCGCGCTGCCGTTCTTCTGTGGTGCGCATCGTGGCACCAGCAGCCGGCCGCCAGTCTTCCGAACGACGACGAGGAGCTGGCGAACCTGTGCGGCTATGCGCGCGCGATGCGCGAGTGGATGAAGGTTCGAAAGGGCGCGCTGCGCGGATGGGTCGAGTGCAGCGACGGGCGCCTGTATCACCCGACTGTGGCCGAAAAGGCGCGCGATGCGTGGCAGTCAAAGCTCGCGCAGCGTGCTCGCACAGAGTCTGCGAGGAAGGCACGCGAGGAAGCACGACAGAGACAGTTACAGGCTCTGTCACAGACACCGGGAAAGTCTGTCACAGAGGTTGTCACTGAATCCAAGGGACAGGGACAGGGACAGGGACAGGGACAGGGACAGGGATTAAAAGAGATAGGAGCGCCGCAAGCGGCGCGGCGCGCCTCGCGCCTTCCCCCCGACTGGGCTCCAAGCCCGGATGACATCGCCTTCGCCGGATCGGTTGGGCTGGCCAACGGCAAAGCCGAGGCAGAGGCCGCGAAGTTCCGCGACTTCTGGACCGCCAAGAGCGGCAAGGACGCGACGAAGCTCGACTGGTCGGCGACCTGGCGCAACTGGGTCCGCAGAGCTGCTGACGAGGCGCCGCGCCAAGCGTCGCATTCAGCGTCGACCGAGCCCGAATGGCGGCGCGAACAGCGCGAGCGCAACGAAGCGTTCCTCGGCCCAGCAGCGGCCAAGCGGCGCACCACAACCGTCGACATGGAGGCCACCGATGCCGCTCCTCGCCTCGTGGGTTGACCACCTTTTCGCGAAGCTCTCCGTTCGTTGGGGCGCAGCGTTCATGCGCCAATGGCCCGACACCGATCCGGATCTGGTGAAAGCCGATTGGGCGGAAGTGCTCGACGGCGTTACCGGAGCGTCGTTGTCCTATGCCCTTCGCTACCTGCCGGCGGCGCCCTGCAATGCCGTGCAGTTCCGGGAGCTTTGCCGCAGGGCTCCGGAGGCTGCAGCGCCTGCTCTGGCGGCTCCGGAGGTGAAGGCCGACCCCGAGCGAGTGCGGTCGGTGTTGGCTGGCCTGGCGCGTCCGGCCGGTGCGGTTTCGGCGGCGCAGCAGTGCGCGGACAACATCCTGCGAATCGTTCGAGGTCGCGGCTCGATGAGCTTCGCGCAGCGTTCGCAGTTGGTCGCAATGGCTCACCGGCTGACAGCTGCGCAGAAGGCCGAGGCCTCTGCCTACGTGCCGGAGTTCCGGGACGGCCAAATGGAGGAGTTCGCATGACCTTCGACGCCAACCGTTCCGATCCGATCGTCGAAGCCGGCTTCATCGCTCAGCGACCGATGCCGGGCGCCCCGAAGTGGTCTCCGTGGCTCACGACCGAGGTCGCCAAGCTGCGCGAGCTTTACCCGCTGGGCGGCGCTGAAGCCGTGCACGCGGCGATGCCGCACCGCACCGTGTCGTCGATCCACGGCAAGGCGCAGAACCTCAAGGTGAAGTGCCTGAAGGCCAGCACGCAGGGCCAGCGCTTCGCACGCAAGTACCCGCAAAGCGACCACATCGACGCCGACATCCGTCACGGCTACACGGTGGCGACGCGCAAAGGCGACTACAAGCGCATCGCCGAAAAGGTGGGTCGGCCGGACTGGTGGGTGCACAAGCGGGCGGCGCAGTTGGGCCTGACGCGCAACAACCGCACGAGGTTGGATGCGTGGTCGATTCCCGAGCTTGAGCTTCTGGAGCGCTGGGCGACGTGCACGCTCGCGGTGATTCGCCGCAAGTTCTCAGACGCGGGCTTCAAGCGCACCGAAACGGCGATCGCGCTCAAGCTCAAGCGCTCCGGAATTGATCGGGATGATCCGGATCGCTGGAATCCGCCTTCACTGGCCGTGCTGCTGGGCGTCAACGCGAAAACCGTCTGCGATTGGATCGAGCGGCGCGGCTTGCCCGCGGTTGACGAAGGAGCCGGCCAGCAGGCGCGTTACTGGGTGACGCGCAAGCAGCTGCGCAACTGGATCAAGTCGCATCCGCGCTACATCGATCTGCGTAAGGTCGATCAGGTGTGGTTCATGGACTTGGTTTTCGGCGGGAGCGTGACGTGAGGCGCGATCGCTTCGACTTGGGTCCGGCCGTTGGCCTGGTGCTGGTGTTGCTGCCCTGGCTGGTCGTGGTGATCGTGGCCGTCGTGATGAGGTGGTGCACGTGATCCGGTTCGTCATCCTTGGGGAGCCGGCGTCGAAGGCGAACAGTCGAAAGCTGGTCACGCTGGGCAAGCGGCCGGCCTTCATCAAGTCGGACAAGGCGCGGAACTTCGAGGCGGATGCGCTGATGCAGATCCCGCCGGCGGCGCGCGTGCGCCTGCAGGGTCCCGTGCGCGTCACGCTTCGCATCTGGTACGCCAGCGAGCGGCCGGACCTGGACGAGGCGGTGGTGCTCGATGTCCTGCAGGACCGATTCGGGAAGGCTCCGAAGGGCTCGAACGGCGAGACCCTGGGTCCTCGGCCGCTGGTGCAAGCCGGGGTCTATCGCAACGACCGGCAGGTGCGCGAAAAGCACGTGTTCCACGGGATCGACCGGCGGAACCCTCGGACCGAGGTGATCGTCGAGCCGTTGCAGGCGCAGCAGGCCGACTTGACGGCGGCGGAGCTGGCGGCGTGAGCGCGGGAACGTGTCCCGACTGCGCCGAGGCCGCGGTGCGCTCGTGGTGGATCTTTCGCGCTTCGTGTCGGGTGTGCACGGCGCGGGGTGTTTCACGTGGATACAACTTCAGGGCCTCGCGTGATGGTGGCGTGTTGACGCGGAGTTACCGGGAGGAGCTGAGGCTCACCGAGTTGACGCACGACGACGTGAAGGCCGCAGCGGCGGCGGATTTCGAGAGTCGAGTCCACAGGAAGGCGGCGAGGGAATGAGGTCGAGCCGGATGAATTTGGCGGCGCTGATGGCGATCGCGGCCGGGGCTTTTCTGGGTTCGAGAGCTGAGGTCGTGGAGCAATCGGGTCGTCTGAATGCTGGGTCTTTGCAGGCACCGAACTCGTCGGCTCCTGTGAGGGTTTCGAAGTCTTCGGCGCGTGGTTGGACGAATGCCCGGTACCGGCGCGCGGCCGTGAAGGCGCGGAACCGTGCACGCCATCGCGCGGCCTGCAGGGGCAAGGGGCGGAGCTGATGTCGCGGAAGGGGCTCACCCCGCAGCGTGAGGCCTTCGCGGTCGGTCTGGCGAAGGGACTCAGCCAGGCGGCGGCCTATCGCGAGGCGTTCCCGGCGTCGATGAAGTGGACGGCTCCGACGGTTTGGAGTCATGCCTCGGAGTTGGCGTCGAATGGTGATGTTCGGGCAAGGGTTGCGCAGTTGCGGGAAATGGCCACGGCGGCGCACGACGTGAGCGTGGAGCGCATCGTCGAGGAGCTGGCGCGGCTGGCGTTCTTCGACGCGCGGAAGCTGTTTGGCGTCGATGGCGAGCTGCTGCCGCTGTCGGACCTGGATCCCGCGACGGTGGCCGCGGTGGCGGGCTTCGAGGTGCGCGAGGAGAAGGACTCGCGCGGGAAGGTGATCGGGCACGTCAAGAAGGTGAAGATCGCGGAGCGTGGCGCGAACGTGGAGCGTCTGGCGCGCCTGCTGGGGCATTTCGAGAAGGACAACCGGCAGAAGGCTCCGGACGTGGCGGCCGCGGTGCGCGAGGCGATGTCGCGGCTTTTCGCTCCGCCTGGTGGTGCTGGCCCTGCTGACGAGGGCTCGAAGTCTTGAGCGGGTTCCTCCCTCATCCTGGCCAGCTGCAGGTCCTGCAGCGCGCGCGGCGCTTCAATGGCGTGAGGTGCGGGCGCCGGTTCGGGAAGACAAAGCTCGGCCTGTTCGTGGCGTTGACCGGCGGCCATCCTGGGCACGAGCGGGCCATCGCGCAGGGCTTCGACGTGGGATGGTTCGCGCCGAACTACAAATACCTCGACGAGGCATGGCGCGGCGCGCTCGAAGCCTTCGCGCCGATCGGAATCGTCCGGAAGGATTCGCAGCTCCATCGGATCGAGTTCCGCACCGGCGCGGCGCTGGACTTCTGGACCTTGGAGGACGAGGACGCCGGTCGCTCTCGACGTTATGGCACGGTGATCGTCGACGAGGCCGGGCTCGCGCGGAAGCTCCTCCTCATCTGGGAGGAGTCCATCCGGCCGGCCTTGACCGACTTCGAGGGCTCCGGGTGGTTCCTGTCCACGCCGAAGGGTCTGAACGACTTCCACACTCTTTGCACGCGCGGCGACGATGGTCGGCGCTGGCCGGACTGGGCGCACCATCATGCGCCGACATCGGCGAACCCGTTCATTCCGGCGGCCGAGATAGAGGCGGCGCGCCGGAGCCTGCCGGAGCGGGTCTTCGCGCAGGAGTATCTGGCCGAGTTCCTGTCCGACGGCGCGGGCGTGTTTCGGCGCGTGCTCGATGCGGTCGACGACTCGCTGGCGACGCGCTTCGAGGCGGTGGGTCCGCAGGATGGCGCGAGCTACGTGATCGGCGTCGACTGGGGGCGCTCGAACGACTTCACGGTGGTCATCGTGTTGGACGTGCAGACGGGCGCGGTCGTGGTGGCCGATCGGTTCACCGGCCTCGGCTATCGCGTGCAGCGGGACCGGCTCGCGGCCATTGCCCAGCGGTTCCCGGGTGCTCCGATCGTGGTCGAGCGGAACAACTTCGGCGACGTGCAGGCCGAGGAGCTGCAGCGCGACGCGCAGCTCGGCCAGCGCGTGCGCACGTTCACTACGTCGAATGCCAGCAAGGCCGAGGCGATCGAGTCCCTTGCGCTGGCGTTCGAGCAGGGCGCGGTGAGGCTGCCGCGGCTGCAGTGGTTGATCGACGAGCTTCTGTCGTTCGATTCGGAGCGCATGGCCTCGGGGATGCTGCGGTACTCCGCGCCCCCTGGGAAGCACGACGACGGCGTGATGGCGCTCGCGATCGCCTGGCACGGCCGGAGCTTCGGCGGGTCGGCCTGGGCTCGCAAGATTTCCTACCCGTCGATGGGGATGCGCCGTGGCACTTGAGTCTTTCACCTGTGACATCCCGGCCGGGATCGAATGGGCCGACGAGAAGCTGTCGGCCTTCGGGCGGTGGTCCGATCGTCGGCGAGGTGGTCGCACGTGCGGCAGTGCCGAGGGCGACTATCGGGCGCCGGTGCGTGGCGACGACGACGTGCGGCGCGCGCCGTTGGTCGAAGGCCTGCGGCCTGGTGAGGCGCTGTTGGTCAGTCGATGCCTGTCGGCCGTGCCGGATCAGCAGCGGGTGGTGCTGCGCGTGCTGTACGTGCCGCAGAGGCTGCCGATCGTGGCGCAGCTGCGGATCCTGCGGATTCCTCCGAAGCTGTGCCGGGTTCGGCACGAGCTGGGGCTTCGGAGCTTCGCGAACTTGTTCCGGGTGGCGGAGGCTGTTCGATGAAACTGCTCGACGTCTTCTTGAGGCCTATCACCGGCGACTACGTGTCCGCGGTCTTGGTGCTTGAGCACGAGGGCGCGAAGGTCGAGAAGGTGGTGCGCTGGGTTGGCGCTGTCGAGAAGGCTTTCCCGGACGGTCGTCGCTCCGAGGTGTTGCATCAGGTGTTCCGCGTCATTCGTGAGGCGGAGCGGGACGCGGCCTTCATCCTGCACGGCGAGGCCTGGCGCGCGCACGTGGGGAAGTTCTGGCGCGATGCGTCGGACGACGATCGGGCCTTCGCTCGCGAGGTTGCGGATCGGGTCGATCGCCTGATGGCTCCGGACTGCGAGAAGCGTCAGGCATTCGAGCGCCTGGTGGCTCCGAGCGATGTCACCGATCCGCCGCAGGGGTGGAGCTGGGCGCAGGTGATGTTGGCCGGCGTGTGGCGGGGTCCGCTTGCCGATCATCGTCACGATGTCGTGGTGGAGCAGACCACTCCGACGGGGCATCGTTCGGTCGAACTGAAGGGCGCCGGCATGGATGGCGGGCGGTTTCTGGCGAAGCAGTGGAACGAGGAAGCGAAGCGGGGGGCGCTCTCGTGATGCTGTCCGAGTTGCGCATGCATCAGGGCGCGCGGGTTCTCGTCACCATCGGCGAGGAGCGGCGGGCCCACCTGTGCGTGGTGGAGTTC